GAGGCCGCTTCTTTGCTGGCCCAGGCGGCCGCTAATTCGAATGTGGTCCATGGAACGCCGAAAGCATCCACCATTTGGACATGGGGGGAGTTACGTGATTGGCCAAAGGTTTCGAGAGTAGCAAGATCTGGGCTGGTATGCGCTGAGATATATTGTGATGGGATTTGGCGTACTTCATCGAAACGGCTTTCTAATTCCGCTTCAATTGCTGTGAGATTAGTCGCATCGGTATAAGGTGCGAACATCACTTGATACCACTCATCGCCAATTACATCAAGTGCATCCTGAATATCAGGATTATTTGCTCCGGTTACACCGGCAGCAATATCTATCACCAGACCTGTTGGTAATTCTTCCCCATCACCATAATTAAGGCGAACATCGATGTTATTACCCTCGACCCCACCATTACGTGCAGTCAAAGTTAACACCCCCGTAGTGGGGTCTGTAGCGATCATGGCAAGGTCTGGCTCTAATACGATAGCATCGTAGATCGCCTGAGCAATGGCTTCTTCATCGTCACCGACTGCTAAAGTAACTGGAATACGCTTGCCGCCGATATAAACGGCGAAGCTAGATATCTCATGTATCTCGGCACCTTCGGAGACAAAGGAAACAGTAAAAGTCTTGGTGGCCTTAACTGCACTACCCGCATCATCAAGTGCAACCCCATACAACGGAATAAAAGTGTTATTGGCGAACCAAGCACGTGCCATCAAATGCATCTGGGAGCCTTGACCCCAGAAAAGACGTGCATCGGACTCATTAGTAACTTTTTTGACAATGGCTTCGGCCACCGTACCGGTAGATAGACGCCCACCGATCATCAATGCTTTATACGGCAGAATTGCCGGGCCTACACTGGCTTGCGAAGGATCGACTTTAACCGAAAAAAAAGGTACCCTAATGCTAGATGGTAGTGACATAGCCTAACTCCTTATTTTTCAAAACCTCAATGACACTACCATCGGCGATACGTCTGCGCCAGAATGTGGTCATTGAAACAGCCTTGCCCTCTGATGGTAAGTTACGTCCGGTTACCGGATCTCGCAAGGTAATACCTTCCTTAGAGGGCTTTAAAACCTTAATCATGGTAAATTCCTGTTGAGAAGTCAGATACTTCTTCTTCATTTTGTTTAAATGTTTGTCGCATTGTATCAAATTTGTCCACAGAAAAATCATAATCTGGGGTAGTGCTGTATGAAATTTCCAGGGAAATACGCAGAGAAACAATAGGTAAATCAACATGTTCGGACACAAGCACAATATCCGTCCCAATCATTTCAATATCGTCACATGTATTCGCTGGGTTTTCCTCTGGTAAGAAGTCATCAGAGGTCGCGCCTTCGCTGAAGGCATCATAATCATAGGTAGGATCCGGTAAAAATCTTTGGTGCAACAGAAGATTTTCTAGTTTTTCTGCGATGGTGTCGGCAAGAACATCTGCATTTTCGGACGCCTCCACCATGATCTCGGCAACGGCATGTAGTTTTCTATCGTAATATTTCGGTTGTAATTTGTTTTCGGAAGTTTCCTTTAATCCGTAGAAGAGGATCGCTGGAAGCTCCGCTTTCCAAAGTACAGTTGGACGATTCGTATATACGTTTTCACCAACCTCCGAAATAGGAAAAACCACCCCAGGTTCCCCCAAAGTGATATTCGCAAGCGCGTTAAGAATTTTACGTCTGGGATGCACTTAAGTTTCCTCATGTAGGATTAAAGTTACTGTCCCCACGCCGTCACTACCAACCTGAACAATCTTAAAAACTTTGCTACGACCTAAAATGCGATCATTGACCTGTATCCCGTCAATTACATCAGCTTCTTTTACAAGAACTCGGATGTACTGCGATTGTACTCTCCCACCGCCTTTACCTTGTGGTTGGATTTCCTCAGTGGTGGCATCAGGGATTACCGCTATTGGATAATCTCCACTGCCATCGCTTGATAAAAATGGTCTATAAACCCAGCCTTCCTCCACCCACTCAGACTTGATACCCGTCTTAAAAAAGACGTTAGTTAGATCAAGCCCAAGTTGATCTTGGAAGGCTGACATTTACTTTTTCTTGTTTGGCTGCCCCATTATTGGGGTGCCTAACTTTTTTATTAAAACGTCACCTGGAAGAGATTTGGATGGTACCTTGAAACAAGCCGCTGTAGAAGGCTCAACATGGCCACGAGCGAAAAGTTTTTCACCCGTTTTTATGTCCACCTCAAAGACGGATCCGGTTTTGAGCATTTCTCCTGCAAACTTAATTGCATTAAGTGCCTTAACTCGCATTTTGCTTAACCCTCCACCAAGTCAGTCGAATCCGACCCATCTTCGTCAACAACGGTCGCGACAAAGAAAGCATCTGGCTGATTGATTACTGGAAGCGGGGCCGAGTGCATTTGGATCCACCGGGCAGAGGGGTCATTATCAACCCAGGTCTTCATAAAGCGAGGGACAGCTTGCAAGGATCCCAGGTCATGAATAGCGCCATAAAGAACGGCGGTCGCGCCGGCAGTGTTGCTAAGCATCAGCACCTTATTTGGGTCTAACATTTCGTATTCGAGACCATCCGCTGGGTCAATGAAGAATTCATTAACCGTGTACAGGTTCATACCGATAAAGCTAAGGAAACCGTAATTAATTACGTTTTCACTAACGGTCGGTTTGATCTGGCCCGGAATAAAATTCAATCGATTGAACCAATCGCGGACTACTGGATGATTCAGAAAGGCGGTAGCGGCATTGTTACCTAAGATAACATCGGTGGGAGCTACACCGGAATCACGCATCACAAGCTTACGCCAATCAATCAAATCCTGTATTGGGTTGGATCGATACCCAGCACCAGTAGCGTTCCAGGCGTCCAAATTAGTTAGCGTGACAATATGGTCCGGATCAAAATCGAATTCAACCGTTCTGGCATCATCTCCTTCGGAGACAATGGTGATCTCACCAGTCTGAAGAGCTTGAAATGCCATCCATTCGATGCGACGAGTAATCATCGAATCCAGTTCGGCCATGTCACGCCCAAGTTGTTCAGCCGCGCGAGACGAAGGGGACTCGTTGGCATATGCATTAACTCCAGGAGAGCGAGTATTCAGGATATCTTCTGCCGTAGTTACCATTTTAGGCTTAAGGTAGGCGGGGGCATAACTACGCGTCTTATATCCGATCCTATCCACCTTCTTACCCTCCATCAGAGGGTCTTGGAAGGTAGCAATCCTACGCTTTTGTTTGTAAATATCCACTTCAACCGTCTTTGAAGTAAAGACCTTAGAAGCAGGGAAGAAATTATCCAAGATGAACCTCTGTGGAGGTTTCATTTGGAAAACGGCTTCCATCATTGTCCTGGGTTCAAAAATATCTTGTTCGACGGCCATGGTTATTATCCTTTCAGCCTATTAAGCTGCAATAGTGGTTTTGAGGTAAATATTAAGATCACGGAGAGCCGCTCGGTGCGTTTCTTTAGTGTCGCCAGTACCAAAGGTCAAGGCATCCTCATTAAATTCACCAGCTAAATACACTACCACTTTGTGATCTGCGGAACTAGCATCGATATCCTCGGCCAAAATGGCATAAGGAGTCCTGCGGCCATCATCAGTACCATCTGAATCAACCAATACTAGTTTACCACTAGCAGTAACCTTACCTAGAACTGCACCGCGAGTCAATACACCGGCACCCGACAAAACAATACCTTCCGCCGTAACGAGAAGAACATTATCCCCAGCCAAAAGCCGGTCATAAGTTTTCGAGTCTAGGTCATTCGCTCCCATGACTATACCCCTTTCTTAGGATTTTGATGATTATTCTTTTTATTAGCGGCTGAGGCTATAAGGTTAACCAACGCCTTACGGTTTGCATCCTTATCCTCAGATGGAATTAATGCCCCCGCTGATGCGGTTTTTTCAGCAAGAGATTTTGCATCGGCAGCTACAGCAGCCGCCGTAATTTCTCTCGATTCTTTTTCGGCATTCAAAATAACCATGGAAACCTTCTCCATAGTCATGGTTTCATCCATTTTGAGACTATCAATGAGCGCCTCATGTCCCGGAGCAGTAATTTTCAAAGACTCAATCCCTGAAATACGGGCCCGTTCAGCGTTAACAGCTGTTTTTATTTGTGCGTCAAAAGATTCAGTTTCCATACTCATATTAAATGTACCTTTCGATTGATTATTTATCATCTTTAAAACGCCCTCAAGTGTACTAATTCCGTCAGCCATTCCTAAGGATACTGCTTCGGTTCCTACTTTTATCCATCCTTGACCGAAGTTTTTAATAACATTTTCTGTAGTAGTGCTTCTATTTTTTGCTACTGTTTCCACGAATACTGAAGCAATAGCGTCTACAGTTGTCTGTATTTTATTACGTCCTTCGTCTGTAGCGGGATCTACGCGCTTATATGGTGATTGCGAAGAAACAATCTCGATATTCTGTATGCCGTTAGCGGCATCGGCCGCGCGACTATCATGATATCCCATGGCTACCCCGATAGACCCAACTGAAGCCGTATCAGCCATAAAGATTTTTTCCGCTGAAGAGGCCAGCCAGTACGCACCGGATGCTGCCATGCCCTGCACGTACGCATAGATCTTTTTCTTCCCACGCGCACTGGCAATGAGGCTTGCTAATTCAGAGGTTCCACTTACTTCTCCGCCAGGAGAGTCGATATTAAGTACGATCCCCTTAATATTGGGATCTTCCATCGCGGATCTGAACTCCGCTGCTAAGGCCTCCACATCAGAAGCCCCGGATATTTGCTGAAAGAATCCCGCCCTGGCAAATATAGGGCCGTTAATGTCGATTACGGCTACGCCGTTCTGTACTCGTGATTCCGATGTACTCTTTGGGTTCTGATCTAGGCGCTCCGCACGTTTGTCCAAAACCGCAGAAAAATCGGACAGTTCCCTGGATGCAATTTTTGTTATTGTTTCTAAAACACCAGGTTGTATCATCCATGCCTGTGTATTAATCCATGTCAAAGCATAATTAGCTTTTTTCTTCGGCATAAACCTCCCCTCCATTAGCTTGCGGGATTTTTGCAAGATCCGCGCTTGCTTTTTGTTCTTGCTGTGTTTGCAAACCCAATTCGTCGCGTAATTTTCGTTCCCGCGAAAGTGTGCGCGCCATCGGCTCCCAGTCCTCGCCGGTTCTTTCAGCGTACTCTTCCTCATACGTCGACAAGCAGTTCTCAATTGCCTTGATTGAGGCATTTATTTCGGACTCTGGGTTAATCAGCCCTTGCCCGGGGCCGGTCCATTTAGTATTAGTCCAAGCACACCGCAATACTGGGTCCTCCAAGTATCCAGGAGCCTGGATACGACCTTTAAGAACGGCTTCTGTAAGCCAGGATTCATAAATTGGTTGACAAAATTTGCTTACAAATCTTTGTCGACGCGTCTTAAATGCCTTCCATGCTTCGAGCATGGCCCCTCGACTGGCCGAGTATGATGCATTGTACGTGAGAAGCACTTGCTCATAAGGCAATTCGACCGCGGCACCTATTTGCTTTATAATTGCGAGGAAAAACGGCTCGAAAGCGCCGTTGGGGCGCTTTGGATCAGCAATTTCTACCGATTCATTATCAGCTAGGCCTATTGTAGTGCCTGGGCCCATTTCATAAAGCTTGCTTTTGTTGGGATCAGAGGAGCTAACCACCGAATCCTCAGGAATAAACCCCGATCCAAGGCTTCCGTTGGGAGTATTTTTAATAAATACTGTGAAAAAAGATGCTATAACGGCTGCTGTTAGCTCAGATTCCGTCAAGCGAGAAAGTTGTTTTAGTGGCTCAATTACTGGTGCTAGGAGCGGTATTCCACGCCTTTGGCCCGGCCTTTCCGCCTGAAAGACATGCAAAACATTGCGCCTTCCAGATAATTCGCCATAAGCAGGCACACGCGACCACGTACCGAATGAGGGTCCAAACCCCATTATAGGCATATCTTCTTGGAAACTACGTAAATAATACGCAACTGGAGCCCCGTTTTTGTCTACCTCGACACCGCCAGCTATTTTATAATTTTCCTGCATGGTATCTGGAGTAGATACAAAATCAGCCTCCACAACCTGCACGCGCAGGTCATAGAGGCTTCCCTGTCGGGGGATATATGGAAGAAACACAAAACAATCACCGCTCATAATCTCGGCCATGAATGCAAGTGATTGTAATTCATAAAAATTGTTTGATCTGCGCGCATCGCATTCACTGGATTCGCACCAATGTTTCCACTCGCGTTCCGTTTTTCGCTCCCATTCTGCTGCGGCTTCTACCGACAAGCCTAGTGCATCATAATCAATACGCGCTTGGGCCTTAAGACCAAATCCCACCACATTAGTCTGGAACCGGCGAAGTATTCCTGTTGCCAGCGGGACATTCATTGACATGTCCCTGGACCCAGCGCGGAGCCCCCTAAGGGCTGGTATTGTATCGTACTCTACTGTATTGGATGAAGCGCGGAATCCGCGCATGCTATTCTTGGACGATCCTGGTGTGATGTATCCAGAAGCCTGAGCGTTTGCGAGACCCATTTTGCTCACTAAGCGTTTTTGGCCAAAACTTGGGGCCCAGTTTAGTAGAAATTTGTCGAAGGCTGAAACGGTAATTGGTGCCTTAACAGTCACGCGGCACCACCCGCATAACTCGCGGTCCTGTACTTCCGGTATTCAATCGTCCCATTATACCGGCCCATTCTTGTCGCCCTCTACGTATCTCGGCAAGATCTTCCCTAGATAGGGAGCGCCCCCCTATTGTATAACTTTTACCTTGCAGAACAGCAGCTTCGGCCGAGATATATGTAGCATACATAATTTGGGCTTCGGTTAATGCTTCCTCTAGCGTCATGCCATAAATATACATTCAATCATAACACTCCTGGCGATAAAACACCTATCTTACGTGCGGGAACAACCCGATATGGGCTATTGGATGGCCCAGTTAATGTTATTGCATCAAAATTTGGATTCAATATATTCAAAGCAGCTATAGCATATCCTCGGCAATCAAGAGCCTCATTTCGTCGCCCCGACTTTAGCTCCCAAGCAAGTGACCGTTTACCACCAGATGCTTTTTCGACTAATCTCTCAGCTGTGAGCATTTCAAAATAATTGTCGTCATAGGCTGGTTTACGGGGGAAATGACAATAATTTGGTCCTTCAGTCTCGACTTCCAATTGCCCATAGATTTTGCTTTTCATTTCATCCACGAATACATTAAATAACCAAACCCCCTGTTGGTTCCTTGCTTTTGGTCGATTGATTAGCCCTTTACCCCATCCGCCTTGACCTTTTATCGCGTAAACTCGACGCATTTCTAGCTTTTTACAAAACTGGTACACCCGTTGAGCCTCATGCCCAGAATCAATTGCAGTACATGCAATGCTCATTTTCGTACCTGATTCATGCTTCCACGTGCGTTGGAGGTATGTGTCTAGCTGGATCCATACGTCATCATGGATGGTATTTCCGAGGAAGCGAGCATAGTCAATACTCCACGATTCATTATCTTTGCCCCAACCTACTACTTCGATCTCAATACGATCACCCTGGACATCGATCCCGGCCGTAAGTATGACTGCATTCTGCGGCACATCGCTTGGGTATTCTTCCTTACGCTTTTCAAACACGCCCGACTCGAAAGATCTTCCTTTTTCTGACCACGTTTCGGCCACCACAGTATTCGTCCATACTTTTAGTTTCTCTTTCGAGCGCTCCCGCTTAGCTTCTAAAAAATCCGTGACGGCTTGCCGCCATGAGTAAAAACCAAGCGGGGAATAAAGTGCAGATATGTGAAAGCTCACTCGCTCCGCGCCTGGATTTTCAGCTACCCATTTCCCAGCAGCAAGCATTTCGGTTTTTTTATTTTCCTCAATAAGACTTCCACATCCTTCACACACCATTTTGACCCAGAGAAGTTTTTTATTCGCATCACGTTCAAATTTGATCCGCGAGAAAACTATTCTCTGATAATGCCCGCACTCTGGACATGGTACATGGTAGTATCTTTGGTCGCCCGATAAAAATAGAGGTTCGATCCTCGATGTCTCGCGCGTACCAGGTGTAGAAACAAAAGCAACTTTACGTCTAGGGAAGTTAGTCGTGCGTTTAACCGCAAGCTGAACTGGGTCACCTTCGTTATCCACATCCATTTCAAATGAATCGATTTCGTCCATGAGTAGAACCTGCATAGGCATTGATCGTAATGACGCTGCACTATTGGATCCGCCTAAAATTAGAATCCCACCCGGGAATGTCTTCAGCAATTTAGTATTAGCGGCATTCCTACTTTTTATACTATCTATCTTACCAGCAATACTCTTTATTTCCTCAATCGATGGGTCAAGCCGCTGGGAGGAAAAACGCTCAACGGCCGAAATGGTCTTTTGTACATAGAGGATAGGGCACGGATGATTGTCGATATAGTAGAGCAATGTGTTAATGCACGCAGATTCCGTTTTCGAGATCTGGGATCCCCCCATGACACATACTTCTTGAGAAGGGCTCTGCGGTGATAGTTCATCCATGATCTCCTTCATGTAAGGGACGCGACTCGTGCGCCATGGACCACTCTCGGCGGAGGATGCTTTTGGTAGAATCCGATACTTATCTGCCCACTGGCTAATCGTAATGTCCTCCGGCGGCTGTAGCGACTCCTTGAAATTAAGGACAAGTTGCGCCATGTTGTCGGCGAAAACTTTTTCCCGAACATCATCAATCTCTTTCGATACAGATCCTAAGGATTTTTTCATTTTCCTGCAGGCCTTCCCGCCTTTAGGATTGCTGGGAAATCATAGACTATTTCCAATGATGAAAGGGCATGTGTTAATTCCTCCACTAACGCGCGATACAATTTATGGTGGTTCTCACCCCCAAATTGGGGAGCTATACGATCCGGGATTGACATCAGTATTTTTTTTAGGTTTTCACCGGCACCTGTCCAGGTAGAATTAACAACATCCATCGGTACCATATTTCCGATGCGTTGCTCATACTCTAACTGCAGCAGGGCCGCCGAATAGGTAGCTTTGCTGGCATTGGCCGACCCGGGATCGCTAGGCATGATATATGTGAGGGGTTGCGCCTCTGGCGATCCCCCGATGGGGGTATCTGGGTAATGGGTTTGCCCAGGCTCACGACCGGTACCGGAACTAGGGGCCATAAGTTTTGCCGTAGCTAGATACTCATCGCGAGTCTGCGGCCATGGGTAGCACCTGGCCCCATCTCTAACCACCGTACGGATTTTACCCCGGTCCCTGGCTACATGCAGGGACGTGCATGATACACCTATGCGGCGGGATAACTCGGCCATACTGACGTATTCTTGCCCTTTTGTATCAATTTGCGAAGCCGGGGCGTTTTTGTTTTGTTTTGGCATGATTTTTGAAAACCTTAATTCCTACTAACCCTATATGTTCAATTATGCAAAATCTAGCCAAATAAAGGGGCTCGGCCTTACC